ATTAGGATTTAAATATGAAAGAAGAACAGAACCGTTTAGAGGTGCTTCTGGTGTCAATCACCCAGTTCTTGCGGAAGCAGTTACGCAATTTCAAGCGCAGGCTTATAAAGAGTTACTCCCGTCTGATGGACCAGTAAGAACTCAAATTTTAGGAGATGTAAATGTTGCAAAAGAAGAGCAAGCTAAACGTGTAAAAGATTTTATGAATTATCAAATTATGGATCAGATGAAAGAGTATGAACCAGAGTTTGATCAAATGTTATTCTATCTCCCTCTCTCCGGCTCTACTTTTAAAAAAGTTTACTATGACGATATTATTGGTAGAGCCGTGTCAAAGTTTGTACCAGCAGATGATTTAATTGTACCATACTCTGCAAACTCATTAGAGGATGCAGAAGCTGTGATACATGTCATAAAAATTTCAGAAAATGAATTAAGAAAACAACAAGTGGCTGGTTTTTATAGAGACATAGAATTAGGAACACCACCAGTAACAGAAAATCAATTAGAGGATAAAAAATTACAATTAGAAGGAATATCTAAAGATGGTCAAGAAGATCAATACACACTTTATGAAATACACACTAATTTAGATTTAGATGGTTATGAAGATATGGATGCAAGTGGAAATGAAACAGGAATAAAACTTCCGTATGTTATAACTGTATCTCAAGCAGGTAATAAAGTTTTATCTATTAGAAGAAATTTTAAAGCTGAAGATCCAAAGAAAAATAAAATAAATTATTTTGTACAATTTAAATTTTTACCAGGCACAGGTTTTTATGGGTTTGGTTTAATACATATGATTGGTGGATTAACAAGAACTGCAACAGCAGCTCTTAGACAATTATTGGATGCGGGAACCTTAGCTAACTTACCGGCTGGATTTAAATCTAGAGGTATTAGAGTTAGAGATGATGCACAACCATTACAACCTGGTGAGTTTAGAGACGTAGATGCACCTGGTGGTAACATCAAAGATCAATTTATGACTTTGCCTTTTAAAGGTCCTGATGCAACTCTATTACAATTAATGGGTGTTGTTGTATCAGCAGGCCAAAGGTTTGCAGCAATATCTGATATGCAAGTTGGAGACATGAATCAACAGGCTGCTGTGGGTACAACAGTTGCTTTATTAGAACGTGGCTCACGTGTAATGTCAGCTATTCACAAAAGATTATACGTTGGACTTAAACAAGAATTTAAATTATTAGCAGAAGTATTTAAAACATACTTACCACCTGTGTATCCATACGATGTACCAGGTGCAAGACGAGAAATTAAAGTACAAGACTTTGACGACAGAGTAGATATACTTCCTGTTGCAGATCCAAATATATTCTCACAAACACAGAGAATTAGTTTGGCACAAAGTCAATTACAACTAGCGCAATCAAATCCTCAGATACATAATCTGTATCAAGCGTATAGATCTATGTATGACGCGCTAGGTGTGAAAAATGTAAATGCAATATTGCCACCACCCGCACAACCAGTGCCGATGGACCCTGCATTAGAACATATTATGGCTATGTCACAAAAACCTTTTCAAGCTTTTCCTGGTCAAGACCACAAAGCCCACATTGATGCTCACTTAAACTTCATGAGATTAAACATGGTGCAAAATAATCCACTTGTAATGGCATCAATACAAAAAAATATTTTAGAACACATAAGTTTAATGGCACAAGAACAAGTACAATTAGAATTTGTAGAAGAATTAAGAGAATTACAAATGATTCAACAACAAATGGGTGCTGTAAATCCTGCAATGATGGCTGGAATGATGCAAAATCCACAAGTAATGCAAATGCAACAACGAGTTCAACAGATAACTAATCAATTAGAATCTCGAAAAGCTATGTTAATTGCAGAAATGCAAGAAGATTATGCTAAAGAAGAAGAAAAAATTACTGGTGAGTTTGCTGGTGACCCACTATTAAAGATAAAATCTAGAGAAGTTGACTTAAGAGCGATGGAAAATGAGAGAAAAGAAGAAGAAGGTCAAGAAAGATTGAATCTTGATAAGATGAAAGCGATGATGAACCAAGAAAATCAAGAAGCAAAACTAAAACAGAACGAACAATTGGCAGGTTTACGTGCTGGCGTGTCTTTAGCGAAGCAACAAATGGCTGATGCAAGCAAAATTCACGATTTCGGTAGAAACTTTCCAAAAAAATAGGTATAAATCATAACTTAAGGAGTTAACTATGGTTAAAAACAGAAAAAATGGTCGAGACAACGTAAAAGTTGTACCTGAACTTGGTGCTAACGCAAAAGGCGAGCAACAAGGTGGCATTCCAGTCGAAATGACTGACCCATATACTTCACAAGAAGTAGAAGTAAAAGGTACAAGACGTATGAGACCGGATAAAAAACCTGTAAAAGCAACTTGGTACTAATATGGCTTGGTTCAGTTTAGCAAAAATAGCTTTGCAGGCTGGAAGTAAAATTTATTCCAACCGTCAAAAGACTAAAATGGCTATGTCTGATGCACAATTGATGCATGCAGAAAAAATGGCCCGAGGTGAGGAAGCTTACCAGGGAAAATTATTAGAAGCACGTCAATCGGACTGGAAAGACGAATTCGTACTTTTAATTTTGTCGGCGCCGATCGTGGTGCTGGCTTGGGCAGTCGTAAGTGACGATCCGACTGCGATGGACAAGGTAAAACTGTTCTTCGAATACTTCTCGTCACTGCCGTCATGGTTTACAAATTTGTGGATCCTTGTCGTGGCGAGTATTTTTGGTATAAAGGGAACACAAATATTTAGGAATGGAGGAAAAAAATAATGCCTAATAGACGATTCAATACACAAGTCACTAATCCAATGAAGGCTGGTGGCAGAGTGAAAAAAATGGGTGGCGGGATGTCAACTGCAAGAAAAGATATGAGATCCGGTTACTATAAAGATGACATGGGAATGAAGGGTGGACCTATGATGAAAAAAGGAGGAAAGGTGAAAAAAGTAGGAAAGAAAAAACAAGGCTACAAAGATAGAAAAGATGAATCTATCGCTATGAGAATTCGTAAGAAAAGAACTAAGAAGCAATTAAAAGCTTCTAGAGACGAGTCTTACGGAAAATTTGGTTCTAAAGCTAAAAAATCTGGTAAGATTAATAAATAGTGAAGGGTCAAAAAAAAGTTAGAAAAGTAATGCGTGAGTTTAAAAAAGGTAAACTCAACATTGGCGGATCTAAGAAAAAAGTCAAAAACAGAAAGCAAGCAATTGCTATTGCTCTTTCTGAAGCTGGCATAAGTAAAAAAAACAGGAGAAAATAATGAAACCAGTACCTGCAGGAAAAAAAGGAAAAGGTCTACGTAAACTTCCTAAAGAAGTCAGAAACAAAATGGGCTTCATGAAAAAAGGTGGACGAGTAAAAAAAATGAAAAAGAAAAAGTAATGGCTGGAAAAGGTTTATACGCAAACATTCATGCCAAACGTAAACGTGGAGGCAAGATGAGAAAAAAAGGTGCAAAAGGTGCACCTAAATCATCTGACTTTGCAAGAGCAAAACAAACAGCGAGAAAAAGATAATGACTAAACTATGCCCTCGAGGAAAGGCTGCTGCGAAGAGAAAATTTAAAGTTTACCCGTCTGCATATGCTAATGCATACGCTAGTAAAATTTGTGCGGGTAAAATTAAAGATCCTTCTGGAGTTAAAAGAAAAGACTTTAGAGGAAGCAAAGCCAAAGGTGGTTTGATGGGTGAACTCAACAGACCAGATAGAGGTTATAAAAAAGGTGGCTTTGTTGCCAGAGGGTGTGGTGCTATCATGTCTAACAGAGCTAAAAAAACAAAAATGAGATAATGTCAAAAAACGGTCTTGATAAATGGTTCAAACAAAAGTGGGTAGATATTGGCAGCAAGCGAAAGGATGGTTCTTTCGCAAAGTGTGGCCGTTCCAAACAAAAGAAGGATGCCAAACGAAAGTATCCAAAATGCGTCCCACTTGCCAAAGCCACACGAATGAGCGACTCGCAAAGGGCGAGTGCTGTCAGACGAAAAAGAGCGGCAGGTAATACAGGACCAAAACCAACAAACGTAAGAACGTTTGCTAAAAAAAGAAAAAGCATGAGCATGGGAGGTCTAGTGTAATGAGAAGAAGACAAGACAACATGCCAAAAAGAAATAAGAAAAACTTCAGATCAACAAAGTCTGGAGCAGGTATGACTCGAGCCGGTGTCAAAGCCTATAGAAGAATGAATCCCGGTTCAAAACTAAAAACAGCTGTGACGGGTAAAGTAAAACCTGGATCTAAAGCTGCGAAGAGACGTAAGTCCTTCTGCGCGAGAAGCGCCGGTCAAATGAAAAAATTTCCGAAAGCTGCAAAAGATCCTAATTCTAGACTACGTCAAGCTAGAAGAAGATGGAAATGTTAAGCAAAGCAATACTACAAGCGTTAGAAGATAAATATACAGCACAAATATCAGAAGCAGATGCAACTATAAAAATTTATCTAAATCATTCTGTGGGTATAGGAGAACACCCACAACACATAGAAGAGATAGATAAACTTTTACAAAAAATTGTAGATGCTCAAGAAAAATTAAAAGAACTACAGGCTTTTAAACTATGAGTGAACCAAAAAAAGGAACAGGTAAACATCCTGGAAAAAAACATGGGCGTCGTCTTTACACTGATGAAAACCCCCGAGACACAGTTTCGATTAAATTCGCTACGCCGACGGATGCGCGCAAGACGGTGGCGAAAGTTAAAAAAATATCTAAGCCGTTTGCTAGAAAAATTCAAATCCTAACTGTTGGAGAACAGCGTGCCAAAGTTATGGGTAAATCAAAAGTCGCTGCAATTTTTAAGAAAGGTAAAGATGCTATCAGAAGAACTAATAATAATAAATAAATTAAAAAAAAGACTCAACGCAACTGTTCAACAAATTGGAGACAGTATGATGACCGGCGGGGTTGACAGCATGGAGAAATACAAGTATATGCTAGGACAGGCACATGCCTACCAATTAATAAATCAGGAAATCTCTAACCTGCTAAAACAAGATGAAAAGGAGCAAAATGGCGGAAACGTTATCGACATCAAAGGAAATACCAAAAACTAGACTAGCTCTAGAAGAAAAATACAAAAACGAACCAAAAGAACCACACGCTAAAAGA